ATCGCGGTGTTAATGCTACTTCTGCGTTGGAGAATTGCGAGACTTCAGCGATCGGTCGTGCGCTTGCAAATGCGGGTTTCGCGGCTAAAAATAAACGACCATCAAGATCAGAAATGGATAAAGTAAATCGTGCAGAATACAAACCTAAATACTCTGCACCCGGATCTAAATCAGCTGCAATGGAAATGGCGTTACATATTGTGGAGCAGAAATCTATTAGTAATGCTGAAACTGTTGCTCCAGTTGAGTGGTCTGTTGGTGAGACTGTTGCTCAAATTGGTGAAGTGGTCGATGTTAGCTTTACTTGCAGCCATGGTGATATGGTAAAAAAAGAAGGCATATCTAAAAACAATAACAAACCATTTGCTGGGTATGTATGCACAGCACCAAGAGGTGAACAATGTGGGGCTAAATGGGCAAAACTTACAGCTGCTGGAACATGGTATTGGCCAGATGATAATGAGCCAGGTAAAGGAGGTGAATAAATGGGTTATTTAGAAATGATTGACGGTAGTGGACTGAAAGCCACCTTTGATGATGATGGCGTTTCAGTTGTACCAACTGGACTAGCTGAGAAATGCGATGCGTGTAACGATGACAGATTACTTCATGAGGGCGATCTGCTGAAATGTTACAACTGTGGTTGCATTAACAGGATTCCATAAATGCCGTTTTACGACTATAAATGTGAAGGCTGTGGTGGTATTTATACCATCCACCATGGCTTTCATCAAGTTGATTCGGTGTCGTGTTCAAAGTGTGATACACCAATGGTCAAACAATTAAGTGCAACTCCAGCGATATTCAAGGGCGATGGATGGGCAGGTAAAAATGGATAAGTTCAAATGTAATGGCTGCGATCGTAAAACTGAATTTATATGGCTTGATCAATATGATGCACCGGAAGGTTTTCGTGTTTATCAATGCCAAGAGTGTGGATGTGTTGGTGCTAAGAATCTAGCTGAGAAGATTGATAAGGATTTGCAAGTATCTCGATGTAACAGCTGTGGATCATGGCAGTTTAATGGCAAACCTTGTTATACATGTATGTTGATTGATCTCAAATGAGTGAGGCTGGCTATGATCAAACATGGTTGGACACCGATGATCTTAGAATAACGACATGCCGTCTGACCTGCGGTTTTGTTCGGTGATTTGACATCATATGATACGCTCTAGATCGCATCGGCTATCAAAGCCGAAACGCGAGCCCCTGAAGGGGTCGCTCGCGAGGTGCACGCTAGTTGCCACCCTTGTATTTTTAGAAATCATTTGCTTTGAAAAGACTAATTCCGTTGCTGTGGATAATTCAATTATGAACCTTAAACTCTATGCTTATCATCAATTTAAAACATATGATCAGTTTGATTGTTACAACTACCTAGTTATTAAAGAGAGTAGATGGAATTATAAAGCTGTTAATGGTAGTCATTACGGCTTAGGTCAGATGCGTAACCATAAGGTAAAGACACTTACACCAAGGGAACAGATCATCTGGCATATGCGCTATATTGGTAGCAGATATGGATATGTTAATAAAGAACCTAATGCGTGTAGAGCAGCAGAGCACTTTGATAGATACGGCTGGCATTAGCCAATGAGTACCAAGCATAGAGTGCTAGGCACACAGAAGTGGAAGAACAAACGCTTGGCTACATTGCAAGCACATGGTTATGAATGCTACATATGTGGTGGTCAAGCTGATCAGGTGGATCACATAGTACCCCGGGTCAAAGGTGGTGATGTGTTTGATGATGACAACCTTGCTGCTATTTGTGGCAAGTGCAACAGGCGAAAAGGAAGTCGTTTTTTTAGAGGGGCTTTCGACCCCCTTGTTCTTCCTGACCTTTCTCTCTCCAAGACAGACACGCTCATGCCTGAATCACCCTTTGAGAAGCCGTAGAAGGCCGTTATGAGCGATGTTGATACCAAAGTTGTACCAATCAATCGGGGACATAAACCAAAGCCCCTTATAGGCGCTTTAAAACCCAGAATTCACACACCCCTACTTAAAGGTGTAACAAAATCACAAGAAGTGGCCGATCTAGCAGAGAAGATCGGTATGCCGCTGCTTCCTTATCAGCGTTGGGTGCTAGATGACATGCTCAAAATTGATAAGGATGGCGAGTTCATTCGAAAGACATGTGCATTGCTAGTTGCACGCCAAAATGGCAAGACTCATTTAGCCCGGATGCTTATCCTGGCTCATTTATTCCTTTGGGATTCCAAATCGATCATTGGTATTAGCTCTAATCGAAACATGGCATTACAGACCTTTCGGGATGTGGCTTACATAATTGAAGACAATGACTTCCTTGCAAATCAGATCAGATCAATCAGATACGCAAATGGTCAAGAATCAATAACTACAAAACGCGGTGCAAGATATGAGATCCTTGCAGCAACGAGAGACGGCACTCGCGGTAAGACAGCATCTTTCCTTTTCGTAGATGAACTCCGCGAGGTATCAGAAGAAGCATGGAAAGCGGCACGACCTACAACCCGGGCAACTGGTGGTATGACATTTACTTGTTCTAATGCTGGTGATTACTTCTCGACAGTATTAAATGAACTTAGAGAATCTGCATTATCGTATCCAAGCAAGTCATTTGGCTGGTATGAGTACTCAGCCCCGCAACATTGCAAATTACACGATAAAAAAGCCTGGGCAATGGCTAACCCAGCACTTGGTCATCTAATTACAGCTGAGACTTTAGAAGAAGCAGTTGCGACAAACTCGGTTGAATCGACTAGAACTGAAATGCTTTGTCAATGGGTGGATTCATTGCAATCACCTTGGGTGTATGGATCAATTGAAGCTTGCAGTAAATCAGACTTGGTGCTACCAGTTGGAAACCAAACCGTCTTGGCTTTCGATGTAGCACCCACGAAAAGATCAGGAGCACTTGTCGCAGCGCAGGTGCTTCCTGACGGAAAGATTGGCGTTGGTTTAATGCAGTTATGGTCATCTGAAGTTGCAATTGATGAAATCAAGATGGCAAGTGATATAAATGATTGGGCGATGAAATACAGACCTACAAAAATCATGTATGATAAATATGCAACACAATCAATGGCTCAAAGACTTGAACAATCAGGTCATAGAGTAGAAGATTGTTCTGGACAAGCTGCTTATCAGGCTGCTAGCGATCTTGGGGATTCATTAGCAAATCTGAGGCTTGTTCACTCGGGGCAACCGGAATTAGTCGCACACTTAAACAACTGTGCGGCTAAAACCTCAGATGCAGGTTTTAGAATTATCAGACGCAAATCGGCTGGCGACATTTCCGCAGCAATTTCATTAAGTATGGCTGTTCACGAACTTTCAAAACCCCAGCGTGTCGCAAATATCATTATATAGTAGTAATTGTCCGCTTTATGCTATAATATCCCACTATGGGTATATTGGCTAACTTAGGATTCACAAATAATAAAAAATCCGTTAAAGCTCAATATGCTCCTGCCATTATGGATGTGCCTTATGGCACTTGGTTTGGTAACAATAACTTTGGTGGATACAACAATTATGTTAATGCGATTGATCGCCAAGCAGCTGTTTCAGTACCAGCAGTTACGAGATGTCTTAATTTAATTAAAGGCGTTATCTCATCTGTACCGCTTGAAGTTTATTCAACAAGCACCGGTGAAGAATTAGTAAGTCCAGTTTGGGTTAATCAACCAGATAAAAGACAACCACGATCTGTAACTATTGCATGGACTGTTGATTCATTATTCTTCTATGGTGTTGCTTATTGGCGTGTAACAGAAATTTATGCAGATGATAATCGCCCTGCAAGATTTGAATGGGTACAAAATGATCGCGTATCACAAAAGTTAAATAAAAACAATACCGAAGTTGAGTATTACATGGTTGACTCAGTTCGTGTACCAATGGATGGCGTTGGATCATTAGTTACATTCCAAGCCATGGATCAGGGATTACTTTTAAGAGCTGCAAGAACTATTAAGTCAGCAATCGATATTGAAGCGGCCGCATCTATCGCTGCACAAACTCCAATGCCTTCTGGTTATATCCGCAATACAGGTGCTGACCTTCCAGATGCTCAGGTTCAAGGATTATTGGCTACTTGGAAGCAAGCAAGACAAAATCGCTCAACTGCATACTTAACTTCATCTTTGGAATACCAACCAGCATCATTCTCGCCTAAAGATATGATGTATAACGAGGCCTCACAGTATCTAGCAACCCAAATTGCTCGTGCTTGTAATGTACCTGCCTATTACATTTCTGCTGACATGAATAACAGCATGACTTACCAAAATATAATTGATGGCCGTAAAGAATTTGTTGCGTACTCACTACAACCATTTATTACAGCTATCGAAGATCGCCTATCCATGGATGACTTAACACCAAGA